TGAACTCGATATTCACCATCGTCTGACCTCGCCATTTGACGCGGTAGAAGGTCAGACCGCTGAAGCCTACGCGCGTGTCTTTTGGCAGCGCACTCAGCGTATCGAGCAGGGACTGTAAATCGATGGTCGGGATTCTTTCTTCAGCGTCAGTCATGCCAGGCCTCCGAGCCCGTTTCGTGTGGAAGCAAAACGATAGCACGGAGTGTCCTGGCGCCTCTTTGCGCCCTGGCTGATCTCAAACGCCAGACAGCAAAAAGCCCGGCTGGTACCGGGCTCTTCAGAACCACCTGTTGACGCAGGTGGCGGGTACTTCTTTGTCTCAAGGAGACGAAACATGCAAGTCGAAAATACCAAAGCAGCGCCCCCGGCGCAAGAAGAGAAGCCTGAGCTCAGCACAACCGGCTGTGTCTTCTGGAACAGCTCGCCCACCCGCGGCGATATCCTCCAGGTTCTTCCTGGGATTCCCAGCTCTGATGTGATGGCCGACGTGACCACGCTGAACGATGGGATTCTCTGCCTTCTGAAGCGACTCGCAGACGAGGGTGAGGGTGAGGCAAATGGTATGGAACTGCAGGTTCTTGCCATGGCTACTGCAACCGTCGGCGCAATGATCTCCTCCTGCTATCGCGCTTTCGAGCGCCAGGAAGGTGAAGCATGAGCCTCCTCAAAGTCGATCCGCTTCCCGCATACAAGTACTTCAGTGTCGACCCAAGCCTGTCGGTTGAAGCTGCTCTTGGCATGGCCGCCAGCGTCAACCACAGCCTCGCCGATCTGCTCAACCTGTACCTCCTCCAGCCGGATGGGGAGCTCACCAATCTCACCGCCTTGGAGCTTGCCGCGCGCTGCGCCGCCGAACTGATCGACGCCTCGGTGTCGGCCCTTCAGAAGGACCGGGAAGAAGGGGGGGCATCCGAATGAACCTCGGCCATGTGATTCGGAAGAAGTGCAAGCGCGATGCGGACGAGGTGCTCAACGCCGACCAGATCGGCGAGATCAAGCAGGACCTGAACACCGCCCGTGACGCCATCTGCAACATCTCGCTGGGGGTGGCCGCCATCGGCGCGCTGATCGCCACCGCTGCGACGGAAGGCGAACTTGGCCAGGAGACGGCTGGGCGACTGGGCTGGCTCCTTGAGGAGCTGGGCGGTGGCATCTACGGGCTGCTGAATTTCGAGACGGCCTGCACTGAGCGCCTTCGCGCGCAGGGAGGGCGCAAGGAATGAAGACTCGCGCTGATCTTTCTTTCACCGAGGGCGTTGATGTACGCCTGACCAACAACTGGAACCCCGGTCGCCCACTGATTTGGAACGATGGGTTCGCGTTGGGTGAGCGCTATGCCGAGGAAGTAATTGAGCTTTGCCGCAGCAGTGAATGGGGGGCTGTCACGGCAATCCGGTACGCGAGCAGTTCGCTGAACTGGAGGAACACCGGCGGCGGACCAGAGCTTGGGTTCATGGAGGTCATTTCCAAGCTGGCCCTGATTGGAATGCGCGCGGTTCTGTCCGGCGAGCCGCTCCCCGACCCGTCGGACCAATGGACTGAGGAGGGAGCCACCGATGACTAGGCCAACTCCTCGACACCTGATCCCCGACACCCCGGCGAAGCTGTCTGGATCGTTCCGCAGCGGCCTTCAGGTGCCCGGCCCTGAGCAGATCCTGGGCGACTTCCTGGGGCGCGTGGAGCGCGAGCCTGATCCTGCCAAGCGCCTGTTCCAGGCGCAGCGTGCCATCGGCGCCTTGATGGCGCTGAATGCTGCTCAGGTTGGGAAGGCTGGCTTCGTGTTCTTCCACAGGGACGTGTTCTCTCGTCTCTCGGTCCTGACCGGCGAGACGCCAAACGACCTTGTAGCCATGGCGGGAGTCGCACGATGAACCTGACCACCACCATTGGCGGCTCGGCAGCCGCCACCATGACCAGCCTGGAACTGGTCGACTTCATCAATGAGCACCGCAAGCAGCAGGCAGAGCAGGCCGGGCAGCCGTTCCCCTCGGATGAGTTCCCCGAACTGCTGCACAAGAACTTCCTGGCGAAGGTGCCGGAAGTGCTTGGCGAAAGATCGGCTGAATTTGCAGCCGATCTCCCTGACAGCTACGGGCGGCCGCGCCGTGGCTACCGCTTCCCGAAACGCGAGTCCTGCCTGATGGCCATGTCCTACAGCTACGAGCTGCAGGCTGCTGTCTTCGATCACATGACGGCGCTGGAGGAGAAGCTGAAGTCTCTTCCGGACGTGTCGAGCCACGAGGGCGCCTTGCTTGTGCTGCAGGGGGCGATTGGCCGTGAGCTGGCGCTGATCAGCGAGAACAAGCAGCTCGTCGCTGAGCGTGACCACGCCATCGCCACCAAAGCGCAGATCGGCAGCCGCCGGGAGGCCCAGGCTATGGCCGCCGCGTCCTCCGCTGTTCGCCAGGTGCGCCGGCTTGAGGATGAGCTGGGCCGCGGTACTCGCTTCGCTACGGTCACTGCTGTCGAGATAGCCACCGGCACCAAGTACCCGTTCAACGCCTACGTCCACCTGCGCAAGTGGTGCAAGGCCAATGGCGTTCAGCCAGAGATCGTCCCCGACCGCCGTTTCGGCAAGGTCAAGGCGTGGCCTGCGGGAGCCTGGGCAGCCGTTTATCAAATCGATCTGGCGACCTTGTTCGGCGCCTCTGGAGCACAAGCATGATCAAGCTACCCGACGAGCAGCAGCAACTCATCCAGATCGCCGAGGCGGCGGTTGAGTATCAACTGGCGGAGACCAAGCGGAACGCGCTGCGCCGCGAGCTGAATACGCTGTACACCACGTACTTCGCGGCCTATGGCCGTCCGTATGGCGACAACCGCCGTATCGATCCGTACGACGAGAGGTTCGAGCCAGTACTGGAGTTCACCAATCCCGCCTACAGGCGCTGGAAGGCTCAGCGTGATCTGACCACCCGCCTCAAGCGCAAGCTGCGGACGCTGGTGCAGCGCCTGGAGCGTGCGTGATGAGCCGCCACCAGCTGCATCCCGGCCGGATCACCACCAGCCGCAACGGCCAAAGGGGGGGGGCAGTGATCTCCGGCCCCTGGCCCTCCTACAAACAATTCCGCGACCTGCGCGAAAGCGAGCGGCTGCTGATGTACCGCCACGCCAAGCTCAATCGCGCAGCGCTCGAGGCGGCGGGGTTTGCCATGGCTGAGCCCTACGACGACTTCATTCGGCGCGTCTGTGAGGAGTTGAACATCTGATGGCTCGTGCTCGCAACATCAAGCCAGGCCTGTTTGAGAACGAAGACCTGATGGAGCTCGGTCCGTTCGACCGGCTGCTGTTTATTGGGCTGTGGACCTTGGCCGACCGGGAAGGTCGGCTTGAGGACCGCCCGAAGAAGATCAAGGTGAAGCTGTTCCCTGGCGACGACTACGACGTGGACCAGGGCCTCAATGCGCTCGCGGAGAAAGGTTTCGTCACGCGCTACCAGGTGGAAGGGTATGCCGTTGTCGAGGTGGTGAGCTTCCTCAAGCACCAGAAGCCCCACGGCACTGAGCGGGACAGCGTCCTCCCTGATGCCAACGGTTTCATTACCGTGAACGAACGTGGAAAGGGCGGCTGTGTGACTGGCGTAAAACGCCTTGTCCACGTTAACGCCAGTGCTTCCACCGGGGGCAATAACAGTGAACCTAACGTTATCGAGGCCGCTTCCACCGAGGGAAATAACGTTAATCCAACGTTAGACAACGGTTCGATAACGGTGGATTCACCGTTCGATAACGCCCTGATTCTCCGATTCACTGATTCACCGAATCAAGAGCAAGAGCTGGCGCCGCAGGAGCAGCGCCCAGCACCGGAGCCCGAGCCGCCCCCTCCTGTCGGCAGGTCCAGGCGGGGCACACGCCTCCCGGCGGACTGGACCTTGCCGGATGGCTGGTTGGCCTGGGCGCTCAACGAGCGCAGGGAGTTCAGCGAGGCGGCCATGCGCAAGGTCGGGGAGAGCTTCGGTGACCACTGGCGAGCCGCTACCGGGAAGAACGCGACCAAGCTCGACTGGCTGGCGACCTGGCGCAACTGGGTGCGAAACCAGCGGGCCCCGTTCGGCGCCCAGCGAGCAGGGCCAGGGCACCCATCACCCCACTTGAACCTGAACCAGACCGACCACGAAGAGGGCCTGGAGCGCCAGGCCGACGGCACCTACCGGATTGCGAGACCAAGACCATGACCAACGATCAATCGAAAACCCGACACGTCAACTGCCCCACCCATGGCGGTTTCGAGAGCAAGCTGCAGGAGCAGTTCGATGGCGGCTGGCGCTGGAGCGGCTGCCTGCGCTGCGAGTTCGATGCCTGCAACTCGGATGATCCGGAGATCCGCGCCAAGGCCCGGGACCAGCGCGATGACCGAGAGGTCAACACCGTGCTGATGGACAGCCGCATTCCGCCGCGCTTCCGCCCCGCCACGTTCGCCAACTACCGCACCGACTTCGCTCCTACGGAGCAGCCGGGCGTTCTGGCTCGCTGCCAGGCCTACGCCAACGACTTCCAGTCCAACTGGAAGCTTGGTCGCTCGCTGTTGCTGCTGGGCACCATGGGGACCGGGAAGACGCACCTGGCCTGCGCGATCATCCAGCAGGTGCTGCGGACTGAGGGGCGACAGGGGGCAACGGCACGGTACACCACCGCTTCCGAGATCATCATGACCGTGAAGGAAACCTTCGGCCGTCAGGACAAGACCGAGGCGGATGTGTACGCGGACCTGCACTCCATGGACCTGCTGGTCATCGACGAGGTCGGCGCGCAGCATGGTTCGGACTTCGAATGCCAGGTGCTGTTCCAGGTCATCAACGGTCGGTACGAGCGGCTGCTGCCCACCATCCTGATCAGCAACTTGAACCTGGCCGACATCCGTCGGTTCATCGGTGATCGCGTGATCGATCGCATGTGTGACGCCGGGGGCGAGGCCGTGCTCTTCCGCTGGCCTTCCGTGCGAGGTGACGTATGAGCGCATACGCCTATCTGGACGAGATGTCGGCGCTGGACGAAGTGCCGGCGTCGAAGCTGTACAGCCACGAGTCCGAGTACTCGCTGATCGGCTCGATGATCCAGCAGCCCGAGCTGATCGATGACCTTGGCGCCCGGCTCGATGTGGCGGACTTCCACCACCCCGCCTGCGCAGAGCTGTTCGACCTGCTGGTGGCCATGCGCACCAAGGCGATGCCCATCGACGTCGTGACGCTGTACGAGACTCGCTCGCACCTTGCCGACGGACAGAGCGTACTGGAGGCGGCCGGCACGCTGGTGAAGAACACCCCCAGCTCGGCCAATGCCGGCGAGTATGCGCGGATCGTCAAGCAGCGCTCGGTGGCCCGCCGGGTGATCGCCGCGGCGCAGATCATGAGCCAGCGCCTGCAGGATGGCGAACCGCTGGACGAGGTACTGAGCCAGGGCCAGCAGGCATGGCTTGCCCTGGAGGCCGAGGGGCTGGACGCCCGGAAGCGCTATCGCTTCGTCGGCGAGGTGCTGCCCGAGGCCATCGACGGCATCGACAGGCGCTTCAACCGGGAGGTCAAGCTGGGGTACGACACCGGCCTGCCTTCGCTGGACGCTTTCATCCCGGGCATCTGCCCCGGCCACATGGTGGTGGTGGCCGGCGAGCCGGGCAGCGGCAAGACCACGCTCGGCCTCGGGTTCGCTGAGCGGGTGGCGCTGACCTGCAACGAGCCGGCGCTGGTGTTCAGTCTGGAGATGACCGACGTCGAGCTGACCAACCGTGTGCTGTCGTCGGTGGGCAGTGTCCCGCTCAAGCACATTGCCGAAGGCCACTCGATGGCCGATGCGGACTGGCCGGGCCTGACCGGTGCGGTGAACAAGCTCAACGATGCCCCGCTGATCTTCTGCGATGACGCCTCGCTGACCATGCGGGATATCCGCCAGATCTGCCGCACGGTGAAGCGCGAGCACGGCCTGGGCATGGTCGCCGTCGACTACATCGGCCTGATCAAGGGCGAGCAGCGAAACGCGAGCCGCTACGACGTGGTGACCGAGATCAGCAAGGGCCTGAAGCGCCTGGCCAAGGAGCTCGGCGTGCCCGTGGTGGTGCTGGCCCAGCTCAACCGTGGGCCGAAGACGCGGGGCAACAAGCGCCCGACCAAGAGCGATTTGCGCGACTCCGGGCAGATCGAGGCCGACGCCGACGTGGTGGTGCTGGTGCACCGCGACAACGACAGCCCCGCGGGCCAGGCCGGCGTCACCGAGCTGATCGTGGACAAGAACCGTCATGGCCAGGTGGGCGTTGCACATGTCCAGCACCAGGGCCAGTTCCACCGCTTCGCTGAGCTTGTCGGCGGCTACCAGCCGAGCGATGAGGAGGTCGAGATGAACCGCCCGTACAAGGGCCGCCAGTACGGCAAGGGGAAAGCCGTATGACCAACGTAACGGCCCTCGCGCCGCGGAAAAGCATGACCCAGCCCGAGCGCAAGCTGCTCCAGGTGCTGGCCCAGGAACTGCCATCCATGGCCGCCGGGCCCACGGTGATGGCGTGCCTGCTCCAGCTGGTCGCCAGTTGGATGGGCAGCCCGTCGCCCCTCGGCTTCGAGGACTTCGCCAAGGCCTGGGTGCTGCAGGGCAACGTCAAGGGCGCCGCGGCCGAGCAACTGCTGCGCGATGTCCTGGGGATCACCCCGCCGCCGAAGGGGGCCGCATGACAGGAATCTATCGAGACGTGCTGCCGGCGATCGTCCGCGTCCTGGCCGCCGATGCCATCGACAACACGGCGAAGCAGAGCTGGCAGAAGTTGATCGATCGCAAGGTCGACGGCGGCTACCGCGCCTTGCTGTCGGCCCGGGACCAGTTCGAGTTCGACTGCATGCTGCACGCCCTGCTGCACCGCGAGCTGCTGCCGGTGGAGTGGGATGTGCTGTACGCCCGGTATTCGACGCACAACGGCCGGCGATTGCAGGCGGTGAGCCGGATGCCAGCCAGGATCTCCAGCCCGGCGCCGCGTATCTTCCTGACCTACGCGGTATCGAGCTGGTGCATCCCGAAGCTGAAGGGGAAGGACGGCAAGCGCTCGACCGATGTCCTGGTGCTCTCTGACAAGTGGTACGACATCAACGAGTGGGACACCGAGGCGCGGCCTGACTCGACCCGGAGTCGATGGCGGCGAGATATCTGGAAGGCGCTGGATGCGTTGGAGGAGCAGGCCATGGTGCATGTGACCGAGATCCTGGAGCGCGAAAGGTTGCTGGAGGTGGGTTGACTTGTGTGAGCGTTTGAGCGAAATTGCCCACATCTGCTGATCCGTGCGCGTCGCACAGACCGGCAACGAAACCCGGCCATCGCGCCGGGTTTTTTATTGCCCAGAGATTTGGAACCGTGGTCGGCACGGCCCGCAAGGGGGAGCCGAACACCGTCTGCCGGCGGTGCGGTGATACGGGAAAACACCGGCAGAACAGGCGTATCGCCATCCTCGATACTCCCGGTGCGGCCTGTTCGGACGGCGTGGAAAGACACGCACTCAATGCAGGTGAATGCCCAGGCTGATGGGCTAAGTCGGTAGAGGCGATTCGCAAACCCGTGAGGTCACTGCGAGTCAACGCGATGAGAGGCGGAGGTACGCGACCCAGCGAGCCCGCCCGTGAAGCAGGAGATCAGCGCCTGCCCCCTGCACCCATACCAAGGCCCAGCCATAGCGCTGGGCTTTTTCGTTTCCGCCCCGCAGAGGGGATATCGAGATGATGAAGATGTCCGACAAGCCCGAGCTCCTGGCCATTGCGCTCGCGTGGCTGAGCCAGCACGCCCCTGTGCTTTACGCCGGCGCCCTGTCCTTCCTGGTCGCTGTGACCCGCGTCATCTACGGCGGCGGCACAAGACGCCAAGCGCTGCTCGAAGCCACGTTGTGCACCCTGATCACCCTGGGCCTGATCCCGGTCTTGGAGTGGCTCGGCCTGCCCCAGAACATGGCTACGGCGGCCGGCGTGTTCACAGGCTTCCTCGGTGTGAAGAAGCTCGCCGAGCTTGCCGACCGCGTGGCCGACTGGAAACTGCCGAAGCGTGACAGCTGATGGCCAGGCTCCAGAGCCTCAAGCCGCGCCTGACTGAGCAGGTCGGCCGCCTGGCTGTCGTGGCGCCCGGTTCCTGGCGCGCTGGCAAGACATCGAGTCAGCGTGGGTACGGCTACCGATGGCAGCAGGCTCGTGAGCGATACCTGCTGGACCATCCGCTATGCGTCTACTGCGCGCGGAAGGGGATGACCACCGCGGCGAGCGTGGTGGACCACATCGTTGCCCACGAGGGTGACCCTGAGCTGTTCTGGGATGAGGCGAACTGGCAGTCGCTGTGCAAGCCCTGCCACGACTCGGACAAGCAGCGCGAGGAAGCGGCGGCGAGGGCAAGTCGATGAAGGCTGAGCTAACTGCTGATGAGGCAGGTGTGGTCGCCCTGCTCGCCCAGGCTTGGAACTCCTACCTGGAACTTCCGGTTGAGCATCAGGCCGAGGCGGCTGAGTTCTGCCGTGCAATCCACGCCTGTCAGGACATGGTGCTCGCCAGATGCGACCGCCGGGCGCTGAACGGCGCTGAGCCTCCCCGAACGCCCGATTGCACCAATCTGGTGCGGTCGAGGTAGGGGGGGATCGAATTATGGGGATTGGCGCTCAGCTAGACCGCCTTCGCCCCCATTCGCACATTTTTCCCCGGCCTAAGGACTTTTGTTAATGGCGTTAACAGACAAACAGCGACGGTTTGTTGACGCGAAGGCCCGAGGAGCATCCAACAAGTCTGCCGCCGAAGCTGCGGGCTACGCGCCTTCCAGCGCGGCGGCGGCTGGTGCTCGACTCGCCAAGCACCCGGACATTGTAGCCGCCCTGGAGAAGTTAAAGGGCCGCCGCGATGTTAAATCCAAGGAGCCTTCGCCGAAGCATGACCTGGGCGAGGCCGACACCTCTGGCGATGAGCAGGAACCCGATGGCGAGTACCTGGACTGTCTGCCCTTCACCGATGACCCGCTGGTGTGGTTGGTCAACCTGATGAACGAGCCGCGGGCCAAGGTGTTCGACCGCCGCAGCGCTGCACAGAAGGCGGTCGACTTCTTCCACGGAAAGAAGGGTGAGCAGGGCAAGAAGGACCAGAAGCAGGCCGCCGCCAAGGAAGCAGCAAAGGGCAAGTTCAGCGCCGGCAAACCGCCGCTCACTGTCGTGAAGAGGTAACCCCATGCTCTGGACAACTGCCTGCCCCGAATGGTGGCAGCGCCTGAGCGCGGGCGAATCTATCATCCCGCCGCCGCTATTCCCGGCCGAGGCCGAGGAAGGGCTGGCGGTCTTTCGGGAGCTGAAGATAGTCGACGCCCCGGGTAGCCCGAAGATCGAGGCCGCTTGTGCTCCATGGGTGCTGGACTTTGCCGGGGCGATCTTCGGCAGCTACAACAGCGAGACCGGCCAGCGGTTGATAACCGAGTACTTCCTGTGCATCCCGAAGAAGAACTCGAAGTCGACCATCGCCGCTGCGATCATGCTCACTGCGCTGATTCGGAATTGGCGCCTCGAGGCCGAGTTCATCATTCTGGCGCCGACGAAGGAGATCGCCGACAACTCCTTCAAGCCGGCCGCGGCGATGGTGAAGCACGATGATGAGCTGTCCGCGCTGCTGCATATCCAGCCGCACCAGCGGCTGATCACCCATCAGGAAACGGGGGCCACCTTGAAGGTGGTCGCGGCCGACAGCGACGTGGTGGGTGGCAAGAAAGCCGTTGGCGTGCTGATCGATGAGGCGTGGCTGCTCGGCAAGAACCCGAAGGCGCCGGACATGATCCGCGAAGCCACTGGCGGCCTGCTGTCGCGGCCGGAGGGCTTCATTATCTGGCTGACGACTCAGTCGAACGAACCGCCAGCCGGTATCTTCAAGTCGAAGCTGACCTACGCCCGCGGCGTCCGCGATGGCCGCATCGACGACAACCGCTTCCTCCCGATCATCTACGAGTTCTCGCCGGAGATGATCAAGAGTGGCGAGGCGCGGAAGCCGGAGAACTTCCACATCGTGAACCCCAACATGGGGTTCTCAGTGGACCGCCCAACCCTGGAGCGCCTGTTCATGCAGGCCGAACTGGATGGCGAGGGAGAGGTCCGTGGATTCCTGGCCAAGTTCCTGAACATCGAGATCGGCCTGGCGCTGATGTCGGACAACTGGGTGGGGGCGACCTTCTGGGAGCCTCAGGCGTCCCCGGGGCTCACGCTGGAGTCTCTGATCGAGCGCTGCGAGGTGATCGTGGCCGGCGGCGACGGTGGCGGCCTGGATGACCTGCTTGGCCTGGCCATCATGGGGCGCGAGCGCGAAACCCGGCGGTGGCTGCACTGGGCCCATGCCTGGGTTCACTCGTCGGTGCTTGAGCTGCGCAAGTCAGAGGCGCCCCGGCTGTTGGATCTCCAGGCCGCTGGTGACCTGACCATCATCGACCGAGTCGGCGATGACGTGATGCAGTTTGCTGAGTACGTGGCACGAACCAACGAGCTCGGCCTGCTGGAAAAAGTGGGGCTGGACCCCGCCGGCATCGGTGCCTTGCTCGATGCGCTGGAGGAGGCTGGGATCGAGAAGGATCAGGTCGTCGGCGTCTCCCAGGGGTGGAAGCTCACCGGTGCGATCAAGACCACCGAGCGCAAGCTGGCGGGCGGCGAACTGCTGCACTGCGGCCAGCCGATCATGTCCTGGGCCTGCGGAAACGCCAAAGGTGTGCCGTCGGCGAACGCCTTCCTCATCACGAAGCAGGCCTCTGGCACGGCAAAGATCGACCCGCTGATGGCCACCTTCAACGCTGTGTCGCTGCTATCCCTCAACCCCGAGGCGCGCAACGGCATGGATGACTACCTCAACAATGGCTTCTTCGGACTCGTAGGCTCATGACCTTTCGCTGGTTCAACCCCAAGACGTGGCGGATGTTCGGCTACACCGACCCCGCCACGGGCAACTATGTCGAGGTCGACATGGAGGTCGGAGGCAAGAGCACCAAGGCTGGCGTCCGCGTAACCACCAAGACCGCGCTGTCGATCAGCATGGTCTGGTCGTGCGTGAAGATCCTCTCGGAGTCGCTGTCGGGCCTCCCGCTGAAGCTCTACGAGGATTCGGACGGTACGGCGCCTCGCAAGCTGGTGCCGCGCAAGGATCGCGCGCAGAAGCTGCTGCGCAAGCCCAATCCGTTCATGACGATGCTGAACTTCCTCAAGTTCGTGGTCGTGAACATGGCGCTGAAGGGCAACGCCTTCGCGCTAATCGAGCGCAACCGGAATGGCGAGCCGATCGGCCTGGTGCCGTTGTCGATCGACACGGTGACCATCGATACCGACGAAGACCTGCTGTATTGGGTGCAGCCCAAGGGCGGGGACCGATTCCCGGTGTCGCCGGAGAACATGCTGCATTTCAAGATTTTCAGCATGGACGGGATCGTGGGGCTTTCGCCGATCGAGTACCAGGCCGAGACCATGGGCCTGGCCAAGGCTGGCCAACAATGGTCGGCGCGCTTCATGCGCAAGGGCGGCTTTACCGGCGGCTATGTCATCTACAAGGAGTTCTTGACCGAGAAGCAGCAGGCGCAAGTCCTGGCGAAGTTCCCGGATGTGCGCAAGGGCGACGCCGACGACATCGGCAAGATGGCCATCCTCCAGGGCGGGCCAACCATCACACCAGCTGGCATCAGCCAGAAAGATGCCCAGTTCATCGAGTCGCAGCAGTTCCAGGAAGAGGCGCTGGCGGGCATCTACGGCGTGCCGCTCTGGCTGGCCAATCGCGCGGGCAAGACTTCGATCATGGGCTCCAACCTGGAGCAGCAACTGATCGGCTTCGTCACGTTTGGTCTGAAGCCCTACATCGACGCGGTCGAGGATGAGTTCAACGACAAGTTGTATGGGAGCACCCAGCGCTTCGTCGAGTTCGCGGTGGAGGGCCTGCTGCGCGCGGACAGCGCCGGCCGAGCCACGTTGTTTGCTGCGGCCCTTGGCGGCTCTGGCGGTTCCGGCTGGATGACCATCAACGAAGTGCGCCGCAAAGAAAACCTTCCGCCACTCGATGGCCCTGAATACGACCGGGTATCCCGGTGGGAGATGCAGACCAGTGCTCAGCAAACTTGATTGCCCTTTCGAGGTGAAGGCCGCCGACGAGGCGGGCAACTTCGAGGGCTACGCCGCGGTGTTCGATAACGTCGACCTGGGTGATGACGTGATCCTCAAGGGTGCCTTCACCCGTGTGAAGACCGCCCGCAATGGCCGGCTGAAGCTGGCCCTGTACCACGACCTTACCCGCCTGGTCGGAACCTCGGAGTTCAGTCAGGACGACCGAGGCCTGTACCTCAAGGGGCGGGTGAACCTCGCTGTGAGCTACGCGAGGGACGCTTACGAGCTGATGAAGGACGGCTCCCTCGACAGCATGTCCATCGGCTTCAACACCATCGAGGCCACCTTCGAGCAACGCGCCGGCCGGCAAGTTCGCGTCATCAAGTCGGCCGAGTTGTGGGAGGCGTCCTTCGTTCCGTTCGGCATGAACCCTGAGGCCGAAGTGCTCAGCGTCAAGTCGGATATCCGGCTTTTCGAGAACGCCCTGCGCGAGCGCATGGGCCTCTCACAGAAGGAGGCGGCGGCAGTCGCTTCGCTCGGCTATCCCGCGCTACGCCGTGACGGCGGCAGCGAGGCCACGGCGATCGTGGAAGAGCTGAAAGACATTTCAACCCTGTTCACAACCCATTTTGGAGCTACGCCATGAGCGAAGTGAAAGAACTGAAAGACTCCCTGGAGCTGCAACTGAAGCAAGGCTTCCAGGGCCTGCAGACCAAGTACGACGAAGCCATCGCCGAGGTGGAAAAGGGCAATGCCGTCGCGACTGAACTGAAGAAGGAAATCCAGGCGCAGAAGGATGAACTGCAGAAGGTCATCGACCAGGTGCAGGACCTGGAGCAGAAGGGCGTCAAGCTGCGCGGCCTGCCTGGCGAAGGCAAATCCTTCATCGACCTGGTCAAGGGCGACGAGACCTACAAGAGCCTGCAACAGAAGTCCGCGACTCGCGCCGAGATCGAGGTGGTCAAGTCCGACCTGGCCGCGATGAAGGAAACCAAGGTCACCAGCGCCGGCATCGTGGTGCCGAACTATGATCCGGTCATCCAACCGGGCATTCGCCAGGAACTGCGCATTCGCGACCTGCTTACCACCATCCCGGTCAGCGGGCAGAGCTACAGCTACTTCCGCGAATTGCTGCATACCCGCGGCGCCGCGCCGGTGGCCGAGGGTGGCCTGAAGCCCACCAGCAACGTGACCTTCGAGACCATCACTGACCGCGTGAAGAAGATCGCGGTGTGGATGCCGGTCACCGACGAAGCTCTGGACGACGTGCCCCAGCTGCTCGGCTATATCCAGGAACTGCTGCGCTACGACCTCAAGCTGGAGGAAGAGGCGCAGATCCTCAAGGGCGACGGCACCGGTGAGAACCTGAACGGGCTGATGACCCAGGCCACCGCATACGACGCCACGCTGACCAAAGCCGGCGACACCTCCATCGACATCGTGCGCCGCGGCATCTACCAGGTGCGCAAGCAGTCGAAGCTGTCCGCCGACGGCGTGGTGATGACCGAGCTGGACTGGATGAACATCGAGCTGCAGAAGGACGGCGAGAACCGCTATCTGTTCGCCAACCTGCAAGGCCTGGTCACCCCGGTCCTGTGGGGCCGCCCGGTGATCACCTCCGACAGCATGGATGAAGGCTCCCCGGCCAACGGCGAAGATCCGGCGACCGGCGGCGAGTTCCTGATTGCGAACTTCGCCCGCTCCTCGGTGCTGTTCGACCGCATGTCGTTCCTGTTCAAGATGGGCCTGATCAACGATCAGTTCATCAAGAACGAACGTGCGCTGTTGGTCGAGGAGCGTCTGGGCCTGGGCGTTCGCCGCCGTGAAGCTCTGGTCAAAGGTCAGTTCCCGACCGCGTAAAGCAACCCCTAACCGAGAAGGCCGGCCGATGTGCCGGCCTTCTCGCATCTGGAGGCGACATGAAAATCAAAGCGAAGTGGGGATTCATCGGTGACGCCGCCAGGCTCGGCGCTGAGTCGGCGAAGGTAAAGGCGGGCCAGGTATTCGAGAACGCCGACGATGAGTACGCCCACGTCCTGCTCGGCAAGGGCCTGGCCGAAGAGGTGACCGACAAGGTCAAGCCGAAAGAATCCAAGCCGGCGGCGGCGAAAGAGGCCAAGTGATGGTCATCGACTGGGACGCGCATCCCGAGCTCCTACCCAGGATCAAGCTGCAGGCCAAGGTCGACAACGACGTCGAGGACGAGCTGATCAAGGGCTATGTCGAGGCGGCGCTGTTCCACGTCGAGCAGCACTGCGATGTCGAGCTGGTGGAGTCCGGTCCGACCGAGCCGAACCAGTTGGTGCTCACGCCTGACATCTGGCAGGCGGTCTACCTGCTGGTGGCGCACTGGTATTCGAACCGCGAGGCGGTAGCGCTGGGCACTATCGCCACGGTCATTCCGCTCGGCGTAGAGCGGCTGCTCTGGTACAGGAAACGATTCTGATGCGCGCCGGTCCTCTTCGACACCTTGCGTCTCTGCAGGCGCTTCAGCGCGTGCCGGATGGCGGTGGTGGTCACAGCGAGCAGTGGGTGGAACTGCGCAAGGTCTGGGTGGAGATCGCCCTACCTACCGGCCGCACCACTCCCGTGGCCAGCCAGTTGCAGGCAGTGGTCAGTGCCGAGATCCGTGCGCGTCCTGCTGACGACCTGATTGCCGGCCGCCGGCTGGTACACAAGGCCGTCACCTATTCCATCGAAGCCTCCTTGCTCGACAACGAGCTCAGCATGCTGCGGTTGCTGTGCTCCAACGTAACCCCGACACCGAGGTAACCGACATGGTCCTTCGTGCTACTGGACACCTGAGCGGCGCCGTCACGGCCGAGAAGGGCGCCAACGTCAGCCACCTTCCAGCCAGAACGCTGAACAAGCTGATCGCTCGCGGCCTGGTCTTCGACGACGGCAAGGACAATCCACCGGTAGCGTCACCCGCGCCGCGCAAGCGAGCACGCAAGGAGTGAACGATGGCCAGGCGCTCGCGTATCAAGGGCGACTTCAAGCTGCGTGGAATCCTGCGCCGGCTGGCCGCCCTTGAGCAGAGCGACCTACCCAAGGCGATGGCCCAGGCCGCGGACCTGGTGCTGGCGACCCAGCAGAAGCTGATCCCGCGCGATACCGGCGATGGCGCCGCCGCGCTACAGGTGAAGATCAGCAGGAACGGTCTGGACGCCCGGATCGGGATCATCGGCAAGGCGGACAACCGCGAGTTCTTTTACCTGAAGTTCGCCGAGTACGGGACCAAGGGTTACAGCGGCACGATCTACCGGCGGCAGGATGCCGGCGCTGTCGGCGGCGAGCACACGGTCAATAGGGACCGCAGCCAGTTGTCGGGCCGCAATCGGCTGGGGCGGCGCGCCACCAAGAACAAGTCGGACGGTTCGCATTTCTTCGGCTACTACCCGGATATCCCGGCCCGGCCGGCGCATCCGTGGCTGCGACCAAGCATCGACATGAACCGGGACGACATTCGAATCATCATCCGAGAGGCTATTGCCAGCACGCTGGCCAGGGCCGCGAAAGAGGCCGGCACCAATGGTTGACCATATCCATACCGCGAACGATGGCCGCGGGCGCCGCGACGTGTTCGTGAACGGCAATCGTATTGAGTTTGTCGTGTGGGCAGACGAGCGTGCCGGGATTGTCTGGTTCTGCCCGCAACCACTTAGGCTCAGCAGGCGCGGCGAGGTATACAGCCGGTGCCTGCGCGGGCGCGTCCAGGTGGTGTCGCATGGCTAACCCAGGCTTTGCCCTGCAGAAGGCGCTGTACGAACGCCTGACCACCGAGCTGAGCGTGCCGGTCTACGACGCAGTGCCTGCCGACACCCCGTACCCCTACGTCACCATCGATCGCGAGGTGGCGCAGAACACCAGCCCCATCTCCGGCCGCCGCCGCAAGCAGCGGTTGATCTACCTCAGCGTCTGGAGCGCCCACCAGGGCCAGGCCGAGGTGAAGCGGATCCTGGGCGAGATCGAGGACGCACTGGACGAGCGCCGCCTGCCTGTCGATGAGGGGCGCGCCGTATCCGTCCGCGTCATCGCCTCCGACACCAACCGAGAACCGGACGGCCGCACCTACATGGGCTCGGCCACGGTTCGCGTCATCAGCACTTCCTGAGCACCACCAACCCAACGCCACTGGAGGACACCATGGCAGAAGACAACCTCAACACGGCCGCCGGGTGCCGCTTGGGCTTCGGCACCAAGACGCCCGCCGCCACCGAGGCCGAGTACAAGGCTGACACCTATGTAGATGTCGGCGAGATCGAGGACCTGGGCGAGTTCGGCGACACCTTCAGCAATGTGAACTTCACCGCGCTGAGCGACGGCCGTGTGCGCAAATACAAGGGCACCGCCGACGCCGGCGACATGACCCTGACCGTGGGCCTGGACAACGGTGATGCCGGCCAGCGCGCGGTTGCCTTGGCGCACAAGGACCGCAGCAAGGGCAACTACAACGTCAAGGTCACCCTGAACGACGGTGATCCCAATGCGGTCCCGCCGGTACTGCCGACCACCTTCTACTTCGGCGTGAAGGTGATGAACAACACCGTGGCTGCCGGTGCTGCCGACAACGTCGTGCGCCGCAACATCACCATGGGCATCAACACCGACATCCTGGAAATCATCGCCGCCCCGGCCCCCTGATTGACGGGGCTCTGCCCCGTCACCTTCTACGAGAACCCTCTGCATGAGCGAAGCACTGCATGGCACCGTCACGCTGGTGATCGGTGCCCGTACCTACACCCTGCAGCCGACCCTGGAGGCTGCGCTGAAGATCGAAACCCGATTCGGTGGCCTGCGCCCCGCGCTGGAGTCGATGCGCCTGCTGAGCATTGGCGCCTGTGCCGACGTCGTGATCGCCGCGGCCGGCCTCAAGCCCGACGAGCATACGGCTCTCGCCACTCAGGTGTTCGAGACTGGCGTGGTCAAGGTTTCCGCGCAGCTGACGGAGTACATCACCGCCCTGTTGAGCCCGGTGCCGCCGAGCATTGCCGAACGGGGAAAGCCCGAGGCGGCCAGCACAGCGCAGTGAAGAATGGCAGTTACGTCGACTACCTGTTCGGCGTGGCCACCGGCTGGCTGGGCTGGCCGCCTGAAACCGCATGGCGCACGCCGATTCCGCAAATCATGCTCGCCCTCGATGCCCGCCTGGACTGGATGGGCGTCGGCCAGCCCCGGCAGCAGTCGGTCCCGCAGAAGCGCGGGAACGTCGCTGATCGGTTGAAGGCCTTCCTGCGGGGGCGCCGCGAGTAACCTGCAGACCGCCGCCTACGGGCGGTTTTTTTGTGCTTGGAGATCCACATGTCGGACCAAGAAGTCCAGGGGATGCTGATCCAGATCGAGGCCACGACGGCGCAACTGCGCCGCGAGCTGGCCGGCGCGGATCAGGTCGTCGCGCGTACTACCCAGGCGATCGATCGCAACCTGGCGAATGTGGACTCGGCGTTCGACAATGTCGGCCGTGCTGCCCAGGGCGCGGGGACGCTGATCCGCGGCGCCTTCGCCGCGGTGGCTGGCGCCGGCCTGATCGGTGGGATCATCCGCCAGGTCGACGCCTACGGGCAGATGTCCGACCGGATGAAGGCCGCCGCCGGCAGCGCGGGCGAATATCAGATGGTGCAGGAGCACCTGCTGCGCACTGCTCAGGAGACCTACCGGCCCCTGGCCGAAGCGCAAGAACTATACATCCGCACCGCGGACGTGATGCGCAGCCTGGGCTTCAACACCCAGCAGACGCTCGACATCACCGATTCCTTCTCGTTCCTGCTGGTCACCAACGCCGCGTCGGCCGACAAGGCCGGTTCGGCGCTGGACGCCTATTCGAAGGCGCTGCAGACCGGCAAGGTGGAGGCTGACGGCTGGGTGTCGATCCAGGACGCCATGCCGACGATCGTCAACGCGATCGCCAGCGCGACCGGCAAGAGCGCGGAGGAGATCCGCAAGCTGGGCGTCCAGGGCAAGCTGTCCCTGGAGGACATCAACACCGGCCTGTTGCGCACCGTCGAGGTCAACCGCAAGGCCGCGGCCGACATGTCGGTCAGCGTGAACGATGCGCTGGTCAACATCCAGAATTCGATCACGACCTTCGCGGCCGGAGTCGAGGAGGGAACAGGCGCGCTCGATTTGCTAGCCAGCGCGCTGGGCGTTGTCGCAAACAACGTCGATTGGCTGGCCGGCTTGGTCGGCGGCGCTATGGCTGGGGCCTTGACGCTCTACTCCGCGCGCGCGGCCGTTGCCACCGCCGCCAGTCTCAAGTCCGCAGCCGGGGCCATTGGTGACGCGCTTGCCCGTCGCAAGCAGGCTGATGCCATTCTCCAGGCCGCCATCGCCGAACAGCGCAAGGCCGAGACAGCCACCATCCTGGCCGCCCGGGAGGCGGATGCGGCACGAGGCACTGCGGTACAGACGCAGATGTCCATCCAACTGGCTCAGGCGCGGCAACGCGAGGCGGCGGCCACCGCTGCAGTCGCAACGGCCCAGGCTGGCCTTCGCACCGCCGGCGCCGGCCTGCTCGGCATCCTGGGCGGGCCGATGGGCCTGGCCCTGCTTGCCGGCACGGCGGCGGCCAGCTTCCTGCTGCTTCGAGATAATGCAGGCCAGGCGAGTGTCACCCTGGAGGACATGGCGAAGCCGGTTGCACAGCTCCGCGAAGAGTTTGTGAAGCTAAACCGCGCCCAGCGCGAAGGCGCTTTGCTCGATTGGAAGGACAAGGAGCTCGCCGCTACCGAGCAGGTCAATCAAGCCTATGGCGAGCTGGCTCAGTCCATCCGCTCCGCCACCGTAACGGCGCCTGCGCGGGATTCAAACGGTCGCTACAACCAGCAGCTTGCTGAATATCAGTCCGTCATCGAGCGTCTGGACGAGGCTCGTGATAGCGGTGCGGATCTGACCGAGATACTTCGCGATGTCGGGCAGAAGCTCAACATTCCGCAAGAAACCGTAAACGGGTGGCTTAGGCAGTCGAGCGCTGTCAGCAAGGCTGACGACGTGCTGTCAGCGGTTGTCGAGCGGGTGCGGACCCTGACGGGCGCCATGGACGAGAATACCGCCTCGACCAACGCCAACAACGCCGCCAAGGCCGGCATAACGACTGCCGGCCAAGCCTATCTCGACACTCTCCTGAAGCAACTAGGCGCGCTGCAGGACAATGGCGACACCCTTAAAACGGTGAATCGCTACATCGCTGAGCACACCGAACTAACGGAGGCCGAGAAGGCTGCATATCTCTCCGCCGCGAACGCGATCGAGGCCCAGAAGAAGGCCAACAAGGACGCGCAGGAGGCCAGCAAGGGACGGACCAAGTCGATCAACGACGAGGTCAAGGCGCTCGACACTCTGATCGACAAGGCGCTGCCGGAGAAGAAGCGCCTGGAGGATCTGGCTGAAGGCGTCACCGGGCTCCGCAAGGCCCATGAGCAGGGCAAGATCACCGCGGCCGAGATGGAGCTCGGCATCAAGAACCTGAACGTGGCCTATGCCGACGGCACCCTGCAGAAGCGGATTCAGGAGGAGCAGAAGCTGGCGGAGCAGCGGCGCAACAGCGCCGAGGCCTACCGCAAGGCGATGGAGGTGGTGCTGCAGGCGCGGCAGGACGCGATCAACTCCGACATCGCCGGCATTGGCATGGGCGACGACGAGCGCGATCAGGCTGACCGGCTGAACGCGGTGCGGGCGAAGTACGCCGAGGCGCGGCGGCAGCTGGAAGAGCAGCAGGAGGACGCTTCCCGCCGGCTCAGTCAGCAGGCCTACGACCAGCGGCTGGCCGACTTGGCGGAGTACCAGGCGCGTGAGATGCAGATGGAGGTAGATGGCTACGAGGCCAAGCTGCAGGCGCAGGCGGACTACCGCAACGGCGCCCGGCGGGCCTGGCAGAACATCAAGGCCGACGCCGCCGATGTTGCGGGCGCCACGGACGACACGCTGACCACCGGTTTCAACACCGCGCGGGACGCCGTAGCCGACTTCGCTACCACGGGCAAATTCAAGTTCAAGGACTTCGCCAACAGCGTGATCTCGGACATGGCCCGGATCGCCAGCCAGCAGGCCGCCAGTTCGCTGCTCAGCGGTGTGATCGGCCTAGGGGTGTCTGCGGCCACCAGCTACTTCGGTGGCGGCTCCGCTGCTGCAGGCGCATCCCAGTCCGGCTACACCGGTGCCGCGTATGCGAACTGGGCGGCGGCGCAGGCCAAGGGCGGTGGTTGGACAGGCGGCGTGCAGTTCTTTGCCAAGGGCGGTGCCTTCACCAACAG